CCAAGGGGAACAACTCGATTATATTGAAAAGAAACATGGGCCTTTTCCTGACCCTAGTGATTATGGGGGAGGTAAAGACGAAACGATAGAGGTTTTTGAGAAATATAGGGGTAAAGCTGAAGGTGGTAGTATAAATAATTATGACAACTATCTTCCAGATATCGAGGATATAGAATGACCTTAAGCAGATCCAGTTTCAGTAAGATAACATCAACGCCCCCTAGAAGGGGACCGGTACCACAAGGCTTGAATATACAATACAATACTGTTAAGACAGTGAGGGAGAATTTAAATGGCAGAAATAGACAAAGTGTTGCCCAACGTAACACAAGACGTAAAACTACCTAGTCAACAAAAGATTGCACAAGAACAGCAAGTTCAAATGGCTGATCAAATGAAACAGCCAACGGAACTGCAACCTAATGAAGATGGAAGTGTAGACGTTAATTTTGGTCCTGAAAGTTTACAAGTGGGACCTGACCAAGGTCATTTTTCGAATTTAGCAGAACTCCTTCCGGATAGCGTCCTTGATCCGCTAGGCAGTGAACTTTATAATAATTATACCGATTACAAGACATCAAGAAAAGACTGGGAACGAGCGTATACCTCAGGTTTAGATCTTTTAGGATTTAAATACGACGATCGAACCGAACCTTTTAAAGGAGCATCGGGTGCAACGCACCCCGTGCTTGCTGAAGCGGTTACCCAATTTCAATCACTCGCTTACAAAGAATTATTACCATCAGGTGGACCGGTCCGAACACAAATTATCGGATTACCTACGCCACCTAAAGAACAACAAGCAGGGCGTGTTAAAGATTACATGAACTGGCAAATCATGGATCAAATGAAAGAATACGAAGCAGAATTTGATCAAATGTTATTTTATTTACCTCTTGCAGGCTCAGCATTTAAAAAAGTTTATTACGATGACATTATGCAAAGAGCAGTATCCAAGTTTGTTCCCGCTGATGATTTAGTCGTACCTTATACGGCAACTTCTTTAGATGATTGTGAATCCCTTATTCATATGGTTCGTATGACTGAAAATGATTTAAGAAAACAACAGGTCGGTGGCTTTTATAGAGATTTAGAATTAAACCCATCTTACTTACAAGAATCAGAATTAGAAAAAAGAGAAAGAGCACTTGAAGGAACGACGCGTGGTCGAGATGATCGTATGTATACGATCCTGGAATGCCATGTGAACTTAGATTTAGAAGGCCTTGAAGATAAAGGCCAAGATGGACAACCCACAGGAATTAAATTGCCTTATGTCGTGACATTGGAAGAAGGCACAAGAAAAATATTATCGATTCGAAGAAATTATGAAATGAACGATCCTAAAAAAGATAAAATTGATTATTTTGTTCATTTTAAATTTCTACCGGGCTTAGGCTTTTATGGCTTTGGTCTGATTCACATGATTGGTGGATTATCAAGAACAGCAACGGCTGCACTAAGACAACTCTTAGATGCAGGTACCTTATCGAATTTACCCGCAGGATTTAAAATGCGTGGAATTAAAATGAGAGACGAAGCACAAGCCATTCAACCTGGAGAATTCAGGGATGTGGATGCACCAGGAGGCAATCTAAGAGATGCTTTCATGCCGCTTCCGTTTAAAGAACCTTCTCAAACCTTATTACAGCTTATGGGAGTCGTGGTACAAGCAGGACAAAGATTCGCTTCAATAGCGGACCTGCAAGTGGGTGATGGGAATCAACAAGCAGCTGTGGGCACGACTGTAGCCTTGTTAGAAAGAGGTTCACGAACGTTGTCGGCTATACACAAAAGATTGTATGCTGCTATGAAAAAAGAATTTACGATTTTAGGTAGAGTATTTAAAACTTACTTACCACCTGAATATCCTTACGATGTTGTTGGTGGACAAAAACAAATTAAACAAATGGACTTTGATGATAGAATAGATATTTTACCTGTTGCTGATCCTAATATTTTTTCTCAAACACAAAGAATATCAATGGCACAAACAGAATTACAATTAGCAACATCTAATCCAGAACTACATAATCAATATGCTATTTATCGAAACATGTATGAGGCGTTAGGTGTAAAAAATATAGATACAATTTTAAAAAAACCAGAACAACCAGCTCCAAAAGATCCGGCATTAGAACATATTGATGCGTTGGCAGGTAAACCTTTTCAAGCTTTCCCTGGACAAGACCATAGAGCACACATTACAGCGCATTTGAACTTTATGGCAACTAACATGGTTAGAAACGCGCCAATGGTAAGTGCTTCAATTCAAAAAAACTGTTTAGAGCACATAAGTTTAATGGGTCAAGAGCAGATTGAGTTAGAGTTTAGAAACGAGTTGCAACAATTAGCGCAAATGCAACAAATGATGCAACAAAATCCTCAAATTCAACAACAAATGGTACCTTTACAACAAAAAATTGAAGCAAGAAAAGCTATTTTGATTGCTGATATGATGGAAGATTACATGAAAGAGGAAAAACAGATTACTGGAGACTATGGTAATGATCCAATTGCACAATTAAGAGCAAGAGAGCTTGATATTAGAGCACAAGACAATGAACAGAAGAAAAAAGAAGCTGAAGACAGATTAAATCTTGAAAAAATGAAAACAATGATGAATCAAGGCGTTCAAGATGAAAAACTTGATCAAAATGAAGAATTAGCTAATTTAAGAGCTGATACTTCAATTGAAAAACAAGAAATGGCGAACGAAAATAGATTAACGCTCGCTAGAATGAAACCAAGAACAAATGGGAGGACATAATGGCTTGGAAAGGGTACGCACCGTTAGGAAAATCTAAAACTATTCCTACACCGGATGCAAATAAAAATGGTAGTACTGTTGGATCGATGGGTAATATACACATTGAACCAATAGAAGTGGTGAATGTTAAAAAAGATACAAATCCTGTAACAGGATCTCGTAAGGCTAGAAAACAAAAAGACGTAACTTGGAGCTAATATGTGGTTTGGAGCAATTAAATTAGCGTTAAACGCTGGAACTCACATTTACAAAAAGCGTCAAGAGACAAAGATGGCTATGGCTGATGCACAACATATGCATGCGCGAAAGATGGCCAGCGGCGAAGAACAATACCAGGGCATACTTTTAGAGGCTCGGCAAAACGACTATAAGGACGAGGTAGTTTTAGCGATTCTCACATTGCCCATAATAATTTTGGCCTGGGGGGTCTGGTCAGACGATCCGGCGGCTATGGAGAAGATAAAAGTGTTCTTTGAGCATTTTCAGGCGCTTCCCTCATGGTTTACAAATTTATGGATTTTAGTTTGCGCCAGCATATTTGGTATAAAGGGCACACAAATATTTCGTGGTGGTAAGAAATAAGAAAGGAGAAAAATAAAATGAGTATAAACGGAAAAGTTAAATGGTTTAATTCAACTAAAGGTTATGGTTTCATTGCAAGAGATGACAAAGAAAAAGATGTCTTTGTACATTCGTCAGCAGCTAGAGCCGCAAACTTACAGTTAAATGAAGGCGATGCGCTAACATTTGAAGTTGAGAACGGTGAAAAAGGACCTTCGGCAGTTAATTTACAGTCGGCATAAACGACAAAAATAAACTAGACACGGGTAATTAAAACAAATATAAATAATTAAGGAGAAAACTATGAGAAATGACTATGGAAATAAACCTAGAAAAAAACTTGCTGGTGGTAAAAGAGTTGGCAAGCAATTTGGCGGTGGATTACCTATTCAACCAACTGTAGCTGCTAGTCCAATGGGTGTAGCTGCTCCAGTTGCTAGTCCAATGGGTGTAACTGCTCCAGGACGAAGATTTGGTATGAAGCGTGGTAAAAGCGTCAAAAAATAAAACAGAAAAGATTGAGAAAAAAGAAGGTGATACAAAGGTTGTATTTCCTAAAAAAGAAAAATATATTGGATCGCATATTAAAAGCAAATTAGGCGATGAATATGCATCTAATGAAAGTTACGAGAAATATTATAAAGACTTAATTTAATGAATCTAGAAAATGTAATTTATAAATTACAAAAAACATTAGAAAGAAGAATACGGGCATTGGCAATCTCGGTAACGTCCGGAGGGGTTGACAATATGGAGACATATAAGTATATTATCGGACAAATTAATGCACTGGAATCAGTGCGACAGGAACTCTCTAACCTGCTAAATGAGAAGGAGCAAAATGACGGAACAATCGTCGACATCAAAGACGGAAAACCCAAAGCATAAACATGCTTTAGCGGAAAAGTACAAAGAAGAAACAGAAAAATTACCAAAACCCACAGGTTGGAGAATTTTAGTTTTACCATTCAGAATGGATGAAAAAACTAAAGGTGGAATTCTTATGGGAGCTGAAACTTTAGACCGACAACAAGTTGCATCGCAATGCGGAAATGTTTTAGCCATGGGAACACATTGTTATAAGGATAAGGAGAGATATCCAGATGGCCCGTGGTGCAAGGTTGGTGATTGGGTGATCTTTGCGCGTTATGCAGGATCACGTATACAAATTGAAGGTGGAGAAATTCGACTGCTAAACGAAGATGAAATTTTAGCAACTGTCAAGAATCCAGAGGATATCTTGCATAAATATTAATCATTGGAGGAAACAATGCCAGAAGAAAATAAAATAAAGAAAGAAAATCCAAAGGTGGATTTAGACACTTCAGGACCTGAAGTGGATGTAACCATTCCTGAGGAAAAAACGGAAGAAGTAACAGAGATCAAGGAAGAGGAAACAGTAAAAGAAGCAAAAGAAGAAGTAAAAGAGGAACCAGTAAAAGAAGAACCAAAAGAAGAAGATACAAAGCTGGAGGAATACAGCAGAGGTGTTCAATCACGTATTGCTAAACTTACAAGAAAAATGAGAGAAGCAGAACGTAGAGAAGGCGCTGCTATTGAATATGCTCAAGCTTTAGAATATCAAAGAAAACAAGATCAGTCTCAATTTAAAAAAATGGATACTGATTATTGGTCTAGATTTGAGAAAAATGTAAAAACAGGAATGGAGTCTGCTCAAAAAGAATTAGCAGGAGCTATTGAATCTGGAAATGCAGAAGCTCAAGTCGAAGCTAATAAAAGAATTGCTTCACTTGCATTTGAAAATGCAAAATTGGAGCAAAGAAAGTCAGAACCTGTTGCGCAGGAACCACCTGTTCAACTTTCAGACGGTGGAAGATTACCACAGCAAACACCACAGGAACTTCCTGAACCTGATCCTAAAGCGGAAGAATGGGCTAGTAAAAACACATGGTTTGGCAAAGATAGAGCCATGACTTTTACTGCTTTTGAAATCCATAAAGATTTGGTAAATGAAGGATTTGATCCTAAATCAAATGATTATTATACAGAAGTTAATAAAAGAATAAAAGTTGACTTCCCGCATAAATTTGCTATAGGTGGTGATGTAGAAACGTCCAAAACCAATCAGTTGGTTGCTTCAGCTAAAAGAAGTGTAAGACCTGGACGCAACACTGTGAGACTCACATCTTCACAGGTAGCAATAGCTAAAAAATTAGGTGTGCCACTCGAAGAATATGCGAAACAAATAAAACTCACGGAAGGAGCATAATATGATAAAAGACGATACAAAAACTTCACGTGCGAGTCAAACACGGTCAAATACTGAAAGACCAAAAGTGTGGACTCCTCCATCTTCTCTAGATGCACCCCCTGCACCTGATGGATTCAGGCACAGATGGATACGGGCAGAGAGTTTAGGGTTTCAAGACACTAAAAATATCTCTGGAAGATTAAGATCCGGTTATGAATTGGTGAGAGCCGATGAATATAAAGATACTGATTATCCTGTAGTCACTGAAGGAAAATACAAGGGAGTGATTGGGGTAGGTGGCCTTGTGCTCGCAAGGGTACCCGAAGAAATCGCGAAGCAAAGAACTGAATATTATCAGCGACAAGCTGAAGGTCTGGACGAAGCGGTAGAACACGATTTCATGAAGGAAGAGCATAAGAGTATGCCTATTGATGTTAATAGGCAATCTCGTGTAACCTTCGGTGGTACAAAGAAAAGTTAATTTTTTAACTATTCCTTATCATCGATTTAAATTAACCGTTTACAGGTAAAACTGTAAACATAAGGAGACAACTATGGCTAATAGAAATAGCGCAGGTTTCGGATTTATTCCAGCTGGTACGTTGGGGAATACCCCATCTACTCAGGGATTATCTGAATACTTTATAGTGGCTGCTGACTCTGTAAATAAATTCAATGGTATGGGAGTACGTGTTACTGCCGGATACATTGTAACTGGAGAAGACAGTACTACTGGAACGACCTGTGGTGTTTTACAAGGTATATTTTACAACGCTGCAACTACGTTAAAACCTACGTTTGCAAGTTGGTATGATGCAACAATCACACCAGCGAACAGCGAAGATACGAAAGCGTTTGTAAATGATAACCCCTTCCAATTGTACAATGTCGCAACCGATGCAGAAGTAGCAACTACTATTGTCGGTGCACATGCTATCTATCTTGACACATTTGATGTGAATACAGGTGGAAGTACAACAACTGGAAGATCGAACACTACACTAGACATTGGTGACACTCACGCTACTAACAATACATGGAGATTGATTAGAAGCGCGGAAGATCCAGAAAATAGTGATCTAACAGCAGCTTATTGTACCGTCGTTGTAATCCAAAACTTAAACCAGTACATTGATAGTTCTGGAAGTTAATACTGAATAGGAATAAAATATGGCTATATCAAGAACACAACTAGTTAAAGAACTAGAGCCAGGTTTGAATGCACTATTCGGCCTGGAATACAAGAGGTATGAAAATCAGCATGCTGAGATTTATACAACCGAGTCAAGTGACAGAGCTTTCGAAGAGGAAGTTATGTTATCTGGATTCGCTAACGCACAAACGAAAGCAGAAGGTCAAGGAGTATCTTTTGATAGTGCTCAAGAGACTTACACTGCACGTTACACTCATGACACAATTGCTTTAGCATTTGCAATCACAGAGGAAGCTATCGAAGATAATCTCTACGATAGAATTGCTTCTAGATATACAAAAGCTTTGGCACGTTCTATGTCTAATGCGAAACAAGTAAAAGCTGTTACACCTTTGAATAATGGGCTATCAGGAGTAGCTTCGTTCAAGGCGGGTGACGGCGTTTCTCTGTTTTCAACTAATCACACAACAATTAGTGGAACAGCAGTTAAAAATACTTTAACTACGCAAGCAGACTTGAATGAAACTTCATTAGAGCAAGGTCTAATCGACATTGCTGGAATGACTGATGAACGTGGATTGAGAGTGGCAGCTAGAGGGGTGAAAATGATTATCCCTTCAGCTAATCAGTTCAACGCTGAGAGATTGATGAAATCTCCAGGCAGAACTGGAACAGCAGACAATGATATCAATGCTGTAGCATCAATGGGAATGGTTCCTCAAGGATATAGAGTGAACAATTTCTTAACTGATACTGACAGTTGGTATATTGTTACTGATGTCCCTAACGGTATGAAAATGTTCCAAAGAGCAGCTTTAAAAACTGCTATGGAAGGTGATTTCGATACTGGCAACGTTAGATACAAAGCTAGAGAAAGATACTCGTTTGGAGTATCCGACTATAGAGGTATCTTCGGTGTAGAGGGTGCGTAATCCAAAATAAATTTGTGGCGGAACACAGTTCCGCCACATTTCACAAATAAGGTAAGAAATGCTTAAAAAACTCCTAGTCAAAATATGGGCTTATGATTATCACGCTAAATTTGAAGTTTTAGCGGAGGATAATCGTGAATCTATTGAACAATCTATCCTTGACAAATTAGGAGAAAAGAGTATAAAGTGGGAATCAACGGGAATGTTTCGAGATACCCGTAGAATAACCTATGAGGAGGTTAGTCATGACCGAAGACCTATACAAACAAAAGAGGTCCTTGGAGTTAGGGTGGCAGTATGAGTATAATCAACATGGAAAATATACTCTTAATATGGTCGAAATTGATGAGAAGATTAGAAGTATCATCACCCAGATCAAAGCTGAAGAGTTTAAAATTGCTGATAGAGAAAATAAAATTAGTGATTCGGCCCCCCAAGTTTCTGTGGCAACTTAAATAAACGCCACATCGCTGAAATCGTACTTTTATGCAAGGATCTCTTGCACTCTATTAAAAATTATATATATATAAATTACTATACAATTATTAATTGGATATAGACGCGTATAGTCGACGGCCTAGAGACTATATCCTATAAACTAGGAGGATAATATGGCAAGATCAACGTTTAGTGGACCAGTAAGATCCCTAAGAGGATTCTTAGGATCAGGTCCCGACATGGCAACAGGGACAATAGCAGCAGGTACTGTTGATGGTGGTACAGATATAACGGGCATCGATTTGTATCAAGGTAAAGTAGTACAACTGGCAAATAACACAGTTGTTTTTAATTTACCTGAAATCATTACTACAGCAAC